GCGCACAGATGGCTGCACAGCAGAACGCCTATAATCAGGCAATGCAAAATCGTTCAGCAAATCTTGGCGGCTTGTTCGGCCTGGCTGGCAATCTTGGTTCAGCATACTTGCTCGCATAGGGGTGATTGATGGTAAATCCTAGACAAATTCTTGGCCTGGGCAACGCACGCCCATCAATGCGCTACCAGCAACTGAATCAGTCATTTCAGTCCGATCCACGCCGCATCCTTGGCCAAGCGCTAATGCAGCAGGGTGCAAGCGCTGCGCCGGTCAGGACGCCCTTACAAGGGCTTGGCAGGCTGTCTAGCGCACTGGTCGGCGCGTATCTACAGCGCAAGGCTGGTGATGCACAAGTCGAGCGTGAAACCGCTATGACAGACCAAATCATGGGTATGTTGCCAGAAGACGCGACGGCTGGTCAGCGTGCTTTTGCAGCAGCCAACCCAGTGGCGTTTGCACAACTGGCTGGACAAGCGGCGCTTGCGCCAACAAGCCAGGCGTTCACAAGCGGGGTTGATGGTGGTGGCACCATATATGGCACAAGAACCACATCGCCGTTTGGGCCGTCGTCGGAAACAGTGTCAGGGTTTGCAGCGCCGTCAAAACCCACAAAGCCGGATGTTTTTAATTTTGTAAATCCAAGCGACCCGTCTGATGTGCAATCAATTTTAAGCACTGACCCCCAGTTCAATGCAAAAATACAAGCTCTAATTGACGGCGGCTATGTTGAGCGACAAGGTGGCGGCACGTCTGTTCTGTAACTCCAGAGGTCAATATAGCCAATGCAGCCCGAGAAGCCGGTGAAACGGAATTTGCAAAAGGCATCGCCAAAAACCAAGTCAAACAACTTGAGACTTTGAGCGAAAAAGCGAACTTGTCGGCTGAAAATGAAGATGCAATAAATTCGATTTTGACCCTTTATAACCGGGTTGAAAGTGAAGGCTTGGATTTGAAGGCTTTGACCGGCCCTGGTGCAGATTTAAAACTAAGCCTAAAAGAATCTCTTGCAAGCATCGGTGGGTTGTTTGGGTTTGATTTGGATGAGTTGGGTATTGATGCTGACCAAATAACAGACCAGCAATCTTTGCGTGCTGCCTTTAACAAACTTAGCTTGGAAATGACCAAAGTACTCAAAGGCGCAATTTCTGAACAGGAATTGGCTGTGGCCTCACGGGCGACCGCTAATTTTGGCAACACTCCAGAAGCAAACAGAATGATCCTGCTGACGCAAAGGGCAGCGGCGGCAAAAGCGCGCGCGGTTGAGAATGAGGCGTTTAGGTACATTGACGCTAATGGGAATCTTGGCAAAGGCTCATTAGATGGTGAGGAATACAACAGCTTCACTCAATACCAGCGTGAGTTTGTAAACCGCGACAAAGAGTTCGTTATCAAACAGGTCATCCCAGAAATAATCTCGCTTAGTGAAATGAGAGCGTTGGTTAAAATTGCTGGTGGTTTGGATAATTTATCTGATGAAACAATCCAATTGATGGATGAAAGACGGGGAACATTCTGATGAGCCAAGAAGCAAGAAATCGTCTTGCAGATGCGTTGGATACAGCGCCTGAAACAATGGGCAATGCGAGTGGCAGCGCGTTTACTGATTACAGCCGTGCAGCATTCCAAGGCTTGTCGTTTGGTTTTGCTGATGAAATAGAGGCGGCTGTTAAGGCCGCTTTTGACAGTGGCAAAACATATGCAGAGGTTGTCAAAGATGTTCGTGGTCAGATTGACAGTTTTAGAGATCGCAATCCGGGCGCTGCGTATGGCACAGAAGTAGCGGCAGCAGTTTTGCCGACAATAGCGGCTCAGTTTATTCCTGGCCTTGGCCAAGCAGTGACAGCAGGCAGAGCCAAGCAGATTGCCACGGCTGCTGGATTTGGTTTCGCTGGTCCTAAAACGCTACGGACAGCGCAAGTGGCTGGCACTAGCGGAGCGCAGGGCGCTTTGTATGGGTTTGGTGCCGCTGAAGGCAATCCAGCGGAACGCCTGCCCAGCGCCGCAGCTTCTGGTGTGATGAGCGCCGTTGCTGGCCCTGTGGTGGATAAAGTCGCACCAGCAGTTACCGGCGCGGCACGCGAGTTAATTCGCAAGGGCGTTCCAGTGACACCGGGACAGGCTGTTGGTGGTTCTGGCTTACTTGGCACAGCCGTAAAAAAAGTGGAGGAAGGCATTGCTGACAATGTGCCGGTTATTGGTGACGCAATACGAGGCGCGTTTGATCGTGCAACAGCAGGCTTCAATCGTGCGTCTGTCACAGAAGCATTGGCACCTTTAGGTGTAAAAATCCCAAAAGACCTTGAAGGACGCGCCCTGATCGGTTTTGGCAACCGTTTGCTAGGCACTCAATACAAGCGCACTTTGGGCAAAATGAAAATTGACAACGTGCTGCCATTAGCTAGCGAATTAGACACTGTCACAAAAGATTTGTCTGAAGACGTTGCCAAAGACATTAAAGGCCGCGTCAATCGATACATCATTAAAAAATTCAAAAATGGTGCAATGACGGGCGAAGAAATAAAAAAAGCACAAACCTTTTTGCGCCGTGACATTGAAAGATTGCAACGCGAAGGCTCTGAACTTGCCGCAAGGAAAGCAGATGCGTTGATTGACATACGCAATGTGTTTAGTGCGGAGTTGCAGAAAACAAATCCTGATCTTGCCCCAGTGTTGAACAACATCGGCAAGGCATATGGAAATTTCAAAATTGTAGAAATGGCTGGCGTGCGGACAGTGGCCGATGAATCTTTTACGCCGGGGGATTTGTTGCAGGCTGCAAAACGCAGCGACAAAGGCAGGAACAAGTCAAACTTTGCTGCTGGTGAAGCGCGCATGCAACGGCTTGCACAAGCGGCACAAGATGTGATTGGTCAAACAACAGCCAACAGTGGCACACCAGCAAGATTGCAAGCAGCCAGAATAGCAACTGGGGTGACATCAGGTGGTTTACTCACACAGGCTGATCCTTTCACATTGGGTGGCGCACTGCTTTCACCGTTGGCCTATTCTCAAGCTGGTGTGCCAGTAGCTAGAGAGGCCATCGGCCTTGGTGGTCGCGCTATGCGTGCGGCGGTGCCAGCCGCCAGCGCCAACACCACAGAAATTAGCCGCGAAATGCTAGCAAACATTCTGCGGAATTAAATGGCCCAGAAAAAGCTGGAGAGGTCGAGCGAGTTTGAGCGCTATGACCTAGACAATGATGGCGTGGTCACAGACGCAGAGATTGAACGCGCCCGTGAAATTCGTGAGACAGAAGACAAGAGCCGCAAGCACCTGGCGCAGCTACGCCTAGCCAGATTCGCATTGATGGGCATGGGCGTTTACACCGTTCTGCTGTTCATGCCGTTCATACCAGACGCACGCATCAAACTATTAAGTGAGGTCAGCCCACTGCTCTACATCAGCTTGTCTGGTGTGGTGGGTGCCTACATGGGCTTTACGCAAATGGGAGACAAAAAATAATGCTGGGAGTTTTAGCATCAATCCTTGGCAACGGGGATGTGATCAAGAAGGGCATGGACTTAATAGATGATGTCCACAGTTCTGATGAAGAAATGGAGCGGGTCAAGGCGCAGGCAAAGATCGACACGATGGCCGCATATGCACCTTTCAAGGTGGCCCAGCGGTATCTAGCCCTAATGTTTACAGCCACGTTTTTGGCGTCGTTTGCGCTGGTGTTGGTAATGACCTTGATGGGCGAAACAAACATTTCTGATGTCAAACAAGTCATTGATGACTTTTATGTGGGCGAGGCAATGCTGACCATTCTGGCGTTCTACTTTGGCGGCGGGATGTTGGAAGGCGTGGTCGGCAAAGTGAAAGCAAAGAAATGAACATTGATGTTTTGCGTGAGCAGATTGCTAGCGATGAGGGCAAGAAATACAAAGTGTACCTGTGTTCTGAAAATCACCCCACGGTTGGAATCGGTCATTTGATTACGGCTGACGACCCGGAGTATGGCCAGCCAATCGGCACAGAGGTGAGCGAGGATCGGGTCAATGAGGCGT